TATTTCCACCCGCATCTATTCCAATAGCGTGAGTAACATTACTTACCATCGCCAAATCATTTATATATATCTTTTCCATACTTGCTACTTTTAACGGGCGTTTTTTCTATCAAGAAAATCAGCCCAATTTAACATTTAATTTTTAATCTCGTTTTGTTTAATTTTATTCCAATTAAGAAGCGGGATAACTTTTTGTAACCACCCCATCTCTTATAAAAGTAATTCCAGATAGAGGACTTATCGTCATATCATAAAAGACATCTATTCCCTTAGCCCTAAGAGCTATTGATCCGGGAGAAACGTCGGCTAAAGCTGTTACGACACCAGAAGACATAATCCTTTGCATACGTAGCCTTGGTATACTTGTTATCTCTCCGTTCCATTCTGAATCCATGAATGACATAGTCAGAACCTCCTGCTCGGACTGATTATACATTTTGATGGAATTTGTCTCAGGATCAATTACAACACGCTTACCGTTAAACGAAGTTTCGATACGACCAACGATTTCAATATCACCGTTTTCCTTTATTTTGAAACTATTGTTTGGAGAGCGAATATTCTTGAAAACACCTCCATTCACTTCGACATTATTACCCTTAAACAAACCAATGGCAAAATTCAAAAGCAGATTAGGAGTAAATTCTTCCGTACCAAACTTTCGGAAATCATTGGTAGGATTGCCTGATGCATCAACACCCTGCTGCGATATCATATATTCATCCTGGAATACAGCCGAGCCTATCAAAGCGAAATTAAGAAGAGCAATCTCGGCCGCAATTAACTTGTCGTAAGGATAAGGCGTCCACAGTCCACTCTCTTGATGAGCTTCAATCCATTCCTTCGGGCTAATCTCCGTATTTCCAGGAACGCGGCTGGTCCACATGTACAGCACATTGTCTTGCTTCAGATACTCTCCGTTCTTATACACATTTTCCACGTTCCAATCATCCGAACGCGGAAAAGGCGTAGGATTGGCGGCAACAATGTTCACCTGCTTGCTATCAATCTCTTTCGTCCGTGCAGCATCCTCATAAGCATAGATACTGATACGGTTAGCGGTAGCATACTGATCTGAAGGAATAGTATAGTCATAAGAACTGACCTTTGAAACAGGTTTGTCCTCAAACAACTTCGTGACACTACTTCCTACAACACTTTCAACCCTGAACGTGAGATAGGCAGACATAGCCACCTTATTACTCCCTTCACCGGCCCAAAACCGGACCTGTAACGGTGCAGCCTGTACGTTATTAGCATCCAAAGATACCGTCTCTGGATTGACACCAATCCAAAGGCGTTCCGTATCGGCTATTAAGTAGAATGTTCCTGTCAGTATCATATCATACAATTTATGCAGTACCGCTAATAGAGCCTGATAAACCCATCTTAGCACGGACCATGTCTTCATAAGTAATCTTCGCATTGGCTCCCGTAAATGTGGCGGAATCCTTTCCCGTCAAAATAAATGCGGCACCGGCATTATCTTTCAGAGAGAATGTCCAGGTTGTAATGAGCGAAGGAACTTCCTCTCCCGTGCTACGTTTTGCGGCAACAGGAATGACCGTTGCCGTTTCACCCTTCTTTACTGTATTACCGCTAATACCGGTAATCTTGATGACCGTATAGTATGGGTCGGAAAAGTCAGTCACTTCATCATACCCGGAGGCGACTAGTGAGCCGTCTTTCTTTACATCACAACGTAGCTTCAACACGTTGTCTACATCACTGGTAGAGACTGCCTGTGTGCGAGATGTGCCCCAATTGGTATCACCGGCTCCAAGCATCTTAACCCACTGAAATGTAAACCCTGTATAATCGGTTATTTCCACGCCATCTTTGAAAACACGTGCTGTTTCAGTAAGGGATTCGCCGTCCAAAAGAAGTTGGGAACCTTTATTGTTAGATATCAGCACATCATACTGATTACCGGTAGACTCTTGAATAACAACTTCCTTCGACAGCGCATTGAAGGCAATCGAAGAGCCGCCAATCTCAACGGTACCTGAGACAGTGATCCGGTCATTATCATACCCGGAGATGGGCACAAGATTCTTCATAACACGCAGAGCAGGCACTTTATAAGTGTCACCACCGATTGTTGTGCTGTAAGCATCCACCTTTTTGAAATACCCCACCATACCGGCATTCGTTGACAAACCGTTACTGCCGAAGGTCAGAAGCAAGTCATTGTAGCGGAATTCAATCGTGTTGGGTACAAGGACGCTGCCATCAGAGATATCACGCAGGATCACAACGACAGTCGGACGGTTATTCTCGGCCAACGTCTCAAAATCGGGAATGAAAACAGCCGTGCCTTTATTATACCTTTGTACAAGCGGAGTGCCTTCTACACGAAGTGTTCCGTTGATGGTAGTACCATCCATTAAAGCAATAAGGGTAAAACTTCCTTCAAGTCTCATACGTCACCCCCTTCCTGTTCAACTGGGTTTTCGGTCGATTCTTCAGTAGTGATATCTTCTTCCGGAGATTCACTATCACTACTGCTTCCACCAGTTACCGGAGATTCACTACTGTTGCCCTCATCTTCTTGGGGAGGATCATAAAGGCTGCTTTCCTGTTGTTCTTTAATCAGCGTTTTCAACTTGTCATCCGAAAGGATTTCAGGATTGAAATTGGAAAGTACCTTCAAAACACTGAGCGGCAGGATTACACGGCCGTCCGGAATACGTTCCGCATACTTGTAATCGTAACCCTGCCCGTCCAGTTCTTCAGGTTTCACTAACAGATAATTCATAAGCTATTCATATTTAGATGTTATAATCAATTTGCCGTCACTCGTAGTTAAGACTTTGTCATCACTTGTAGTCACTAATGCCGTCACCGCATACATTTTCACAGCAGCATATACCGATATGGGATACAAAGGATCGAATGAATATGTAGAAGGAACAAACTCAACATTTCTTCCACGGCCCACATTTTTTGCTGTACTGCCGGCCTTGGCGGATTTCGCGTACCAGTCAATTATAAATAGGTTATCCTTGCTACTGTCAATCAGTTGCTTGTTATACGACAATATACACTCGTAACCTACAGTGGTATTCATGCGAGAGTTGATCTTGATACCTTTCGTCTGCCGAATGTCGGCACGTAATGTCCCCGGCATCTCCACTTTGATGGAAGTCGTCGCCTGCATCTCGTCCGAAGTCGGAGAAGATGGGCGCGTGTCGGTATAGTAAGCTCCACGAACACGGACAGAAATATTCCTGAAGAATCGGGCATCCAGCGTTAGTGTTTTACTCCAAGTATCATCTGCATTCTTACCGGAGACAAAGACCTCTAATTCATCATCGGTAAAGTCACGCCATGTTGTGCCGTCAAGTATCTGCCACCAGAAAGCGGCATTGGCATCAGCTACGATATCCTCACCGGAGTATATTTGTGCGGTGATCGAGTATAGCCATTCGCCCTTACTGTTTGGTACCACCTCAAGAGGATTAATAGTCCAGCCTTTGGGACGGTTGATCTTCAGCGAATAATTGTTTGAATCAAAGATACTGGTACGAAGCACAATGCTACGCTCAAACTTTTCCTGGGTATTCTTTCGCTTGTCCGTGATAGAAAAGATACAATGCAGCTCTATCGGATTGTTATAATCCACATTCTTCTTTACCGTCAAAGAGTAAGTAGGTTTGCCTGTTGCGGACACGACATAATCATCGTTATTTACGATACGATTACTGCCATCTGATTTTGGAGCACCTTCATACCATTCGGCACCGGTAATTGCCTGGCTGCCGTTCATCAAACCTTCCGGGTCCTGAACAGATATGTAAGGCATCAACACACAAGGAATAAGCGAGCGATCCGGCTCGTACTCATTCGTATCCTTGTTATAGTTCTGCACAGGATTACCGGATAGAACCTGTATCTCTGCCAAGAAAGAATAAGGATCAATATGTACCTGTACGTCTTTGGGTTGAGTTTGTATAGCCATTTTAATAAGTGTCTATTATAGTTATTTTCTTATGCCCTGTTTTTTCTGTTACCAACTCCTCAAGGCTCTTACCACCGACTCTCTGAATAACAATTGTCATTCTACGGCACGGTATAAGTCCCAAGAACTTGTACCGGTATTCAACGAGGTGAGGAAAAACTTTTTCTAATCCCATAATTCTTATATTCTAAATCCAACATAATTTTCTACTGTTTCTATATCTTCGCCCACCGGGATGAACACCCGGCAGATGAACTTCACTGTTCTAACCGAAAGCCCCCATTCGCTCCCCATGTCAACTGAAGTCAACCGGATAACATGCTTCTGTCCGTCCACATAGACAGGCTTCCAACTGTTATCGGCAGGGATATTCCCGGTATCCCGTAACCACTCCACTTCGACACCGGTAGTAGCCATAAGGACATTGGTGATATCACGGTTACCATAACTCACAACGGCAGCAATATCGGTATTCACACCGTTTCTGAAGAACTGCCAACCGGCAGTAGAAGTAAACTCCAGGTGATAGTTCTTGTCACCTTCGAGCAATACCCATCCGACGGAGTTCCACTGAGGTTCTTCAGTCGTTTTATCGATCAGACATCCCCATTTGCAGCCATAATGGTAGACGGTATGCTGTTCCAAAGTCGTGATTACTTTCTGATTCTCTAAAAGAGTTTCATAGTCTACAAATCGATAAGGCTCATCCCCTTGGGCGGTTTCCAAAGACCATTCACCTCGATCCACTTTTTTAGGTATAACTGTTCCGTTCCAGTCAGCTTCATAGATTTTTTCAAATACGCCGATTTTAGCCATGACACCAACGTCAGTAGAACCGATAGGGAGTTTCTCTATCATCTTTACGTTGGGGAAGCGGCCAATAGTTAATGCATAGTTGTAATCTTCGAGAATCGGTTTGAATACATTCTGCAAAAACATGATCCTGCCTTCACGGGAAGATATCAGCCAGCTTTGAGCACGCTCGTTCGGAGCTTCACCAGCATCCGGAACTTTCGCATTACCTTTACGAGTCACATTATACCCTTCAACCGGTGGGTAGTTCTTGCCGCCCGGTACTTCGCTGTCGGGATAAAGAACTACAGTCAAAGTATTATCATTGCGGTTTTTCGATACTGGTCTGAACCAAGAAGTATAGTAGTCGGTACCTCCGATCAACAGCGAGTTAACGATAGAACATAATACGTCGTTTTCCTCTAATGTAGTCCAATCTGTATCTGTTCGCTTCTCCATAGTAAGCCGGTAAGTGCCATCGTCCAACAATTCAACCTTTTCAATGGCGCCACAATCAGAGAAAGAGAAATCCCCGGCCATAGCATGAATTTCGTTGATGATAAGGCGTAAAACGGTCAGCGATGACCGCAACTCCATGCGGTCAGCCTGTATCCTCCCTTTATTATCCGCGATTATGCCCTTGCCCGCAGTTAGTGAGTCTATGGCTTCGCCAACCTCTAGTCCTCCTAATAACCTCAATAGGTAATTAGTGAAATCTAGTTTATCTTTACGAAGAAACATTGATAACGAACGCAATGCCGAGAACACATTGCTGTCAGTTGCAGGAGTGGAGTCATTCCTTCTTATCACATATACACCACTACCGCTTCCACCTGTATAAACCTGCCCTTTGAGAGTGAGATTTTCCACCTTGTCCTCTAGTTCCCCGATGCGGGAATAGGCGGCAGTTTCCCCGACAGTATATACGGGGGAATCATAAGGCTTATCAAGGTTGAATTCGAACCCGATAACCCTCGACAGCCTTCCGTTTTCGAAATAGGCTTTGTTTATGAGGTTCACCCTTTGACCGATACCGTAGAGATTATGCATTCCATCCTCGCTGTATGCGTTATCGGACATCATCGTGCAGTTGTAGGTGTTCGGGTCTATCTTAGATTTGGCAATGTACTTTTCAGCCTCTTCCTTCAGTTCCCGTTCGGCAGCGGATACAAGTCCTAATTCTGCTATTTTGGTTGAATCCCATCCTGACAAAACGTAGGTATCGCCGTCTTCGGGGATGAGCACCTCATCGGGCAACGGGCGACCGTAATCCTCGTTGCGGACAATTTCCCAAAGCTGTTCATCCTTACCGTCGGGATCAAAGGTTACAGCGAACACCATACCGTTCAATTTACCCGACTGGAAGATGATTGTCAATTCCTCGCCGGGGAGGATATAATCTTTGGAGAAAGTTATCCCTGTGTCCTTGAAACGGTAAGCGTCCCACTTCTTTTCGGTTGTTGTACCGTCCCCATTTTCTATCTTATCGATATATTCGTGAGTGGTGACATCCAACATGGTGCCCACCCTTCGAGGATAAATATCATCAAAGACAACCACCTGTTCAATGGCTTCTTCAGTACTCATATCTGAATAAGCGTCTATGTACAAAGTTCCTTCGGGTAGCATCAATCTTTTTTGCACCACACCATTTATCACCACCGCTTCGTCAACGGGACGGTAGTTGGCAGGAATGTTCCTTGTCGAGCCGAAAGCATAGATACGGGTGGCATAGGTTGACTGGGATTCGGAGCGTGACATTTCCCCCACGTTCTTAGCGATTTCCATATTCACGTAGTCGCCAAACTCGCATTTACCGAAGTGGATAATATTGTCTGTCACCCAGCACTCGCAATCCCATTTCTTCGCCATTTCAAAACAGGCATCTAAGATATTGGTGTTATCATAAGTCATTAACAGAGACTTGTTCTCGACCGTACTGTCAATGGAAAAATCAAAATCCTGTCCTTTGTAAGTATAACCAAGAGCTTTCAAGTTTCTCAGGACTATACTTGCTTGTACGTTGAGTGGAGCTGTCAGACTCCAGGACGCTTCCTGCCCAGATGTCTCCGGGGTATATTTGAAGATTTTATTTTTCCATTTCCAGTAGTGAGCATCAAGTCTTAGTTCATAATCATAGCCTGCGTTATCGGTGTTGAAGGTAGGACTCTGCAAATCGCACACTTCAAATAGTCCAAAGTCGCATTCAACGTAAGTTCCGAGCTTGAAGTATATGGGATTCTCCAAAGAGAATTTCAAAAGTATGTAATCCTCTTTTTGGAGCGTAAGCTTCCGCTTGCAACCTTCGTTGGGAGTGGTTGAAAGAAGAATGGCACCCGATATGTTTTTGATGTCTACTATCATAATACCCCAAAGTTCGGGGATAAAAAAAAGAGTGCCTAAAATTGGGCACTCTTATACACGACAATAAAACCAATGTCGTGAATTAGGTTCGGTTAGCCGGATTCGGCTCCGAAAACTTACTTGAAATCTTACCAAAAGTCCTATCTAAGCTCTGAGCATAAGTGACACTCTTGCCAGTATAAATAAGATGGTAAACCTCACTACTATTAGCAGGAATCTTAATATCAACCACACCTTTATACAGCTCATCAAAGAAAGCTTTCTTCTTTGCTTGATAATCAGACTGAGAATTACCCTCGATAGTGAACGAAAGAGTTATTTCCCGCTCATCGACTTTAGGATTACTAATTATTACCCGTTTCCCATGTTCAAGTCGGCTTTTACTCTCAATAAAGTCTTTCATGGGGACGGCTGCCCCAATTACATCAAGAAACCCCTCTCCCATTCTCACACCCCATAAAGCGTAAGCATCCTTGTTATTTATCAATAATTCATTCATAGACTATAATTTTGCTGTATTCTTTTTAACTTCTGCTATATCTCTTTGCATCTGTTGAATAGGTTTGACGATTGCCCCTGTATTCTCCGAAATCTGCACCAGTTCAAGATAAGACTGTGCTATCAAATCCCTTGTGTCGTCAGCGATATTTCTTGTCTCTGTATTAACAGAGAGTATAGTGTCAGCCTTGGCGGTTAACAAGTTCAGAGATTGAGATTGAATTACATTCTGATTCTTGACTTCTTCCCCTGCAATCTGTAAAGCAGTAAACCTACCACTTAGTTCTCCGGCATCCTCATGCGTCATTTCGGTACCAAACCCTCTGGAAGTCGAAGATTGGGAAGTAGATTCTTGAGAAATCTTGTCATATCCAGTTGCTGCGGCAAGCTCGTCACGAAGCTTCATGGCTTCTTCTACATATTGCATATACTCATCCTGCAAAGCCTCCCTTTCAGCTTCAGTCAGTTCATTATCCTCCATGGCGGCACCAAATTTCTTCCACCATCCTTCAAGTTTATCACTATACAATTCACCAATCTTATTGGAAAGCATGGCGCGCATGAAGTATTCCGATATATCTTCCGCTGCCGCCTTCGCATCGTATTTCATATCCATAAGATTGTCTATGAAGCTATCATACATAGAGTCGAAAGATATTCCGGTTAGTCCTTCATACAACTTATTAGTCAGCTCCTCCATCTTACCTGCTTGGTCGATATAATCATCCAATTTTTCAGAAAGACGTTCTCCGTAACCGCCCTTCCCTGTATTCTGAATTTTCTCCCACATGTCAACATTACTGCGGAGCATTTTCATCTCTTCGGGAGAAAGTGACCATATATCACCGTTCCAATTTCTACCAATCTGATTGCTTAAACGAGAGATTTCTTCTTGGTTAAATCCACCCCAGTAGTAGTTCCAGCTATGATGAGCACTTGAATATCTAGCCTGTTCCTGTGCTATTTTTTTATAGTTTTCTTCCGTCTCTTTTTGCAGCTTCTTTACATCGGCATATGCAGAAACAGACTTTGTTCCCTTGCTGGCTTCCATTACATCTGTCAAATCCTCAATGGCGGTCTGTAGTGTTCCATTTCGTTCTGTCAGTCTGTTGATAGCTTCCTCGACCTCTTTTTTGTTACCACCAATGCCAAACAAGGAATTGAATCCTCCGAATGAAATTGCATTTAGAATATTACCTATGCCATCTCTTAAAGACCTACCAATTGTAACAAACAAGTCTCCAGACAAAACATCACTAATAATGCCGCTAACAGCATTCAAGACAGCATCTAGTAGACCGCCAACAAGATTGCTCAATCCGTCTTTGAGCACGTCAATGATGGACAGAATCCATCCGACAATGGGAACCTCCTTAAGGGAATCAGACGTTTTACCTATCACATCTTTGAATCCGTTCACCGTCTTGATAATTCCACTATATGCGTTATATAATCCGCCCGAAGACAGTTGTTGCAACCCTCCCAACAAGTTCTCCATGCTCGCTTTCAGCTTAGTAGCGGTATCGGTCATGTTCTGCTGGGCCTGGTTGGCGATATCCGTTTGCGTCTTTACGTTGGCAGATGCAATGTCAGCATTCTGCCGTGCTATATCAAGGGCATTCGCGGTAGCCTGCTTTTCCTCTTCAGTTCCATCCTTCTGTGCCTTGGTGTAGTCCTCTTGCGCTTTTTGGAGCTTGTCCAAAGCCTCCGTTTCGATTTCTACTGCATTGATACGATTTTGTTCCGCTGTCTGATAGGCTTTTACATCCTCACCAAGTTTCTTGAAATTCACTCCACTGGCACCGCCCAAAGACTTTTCCATCCGGTTGATAGCGTCAATCAATGATTTCTGACTTGCCTGATCGGAGTTATTAAACTCATCAGTCCGGATATATTTCTTTGCTTCTTCCAAAGTAGGTTTAATCAGATCAGAAAACATGGAACCAAATTCTCCGAACACAGTCACCCAGTCGATATTGGCTTTAACAACTTCAGTCTCTTTGTTTTGGATGGCGATGTCACGCTGTTTCTTCAATATCAAACGCTCGCCTTCATTCTGAGCCTTTTGTATCTTCTCGGCATATTCTTGGGCGATGCCGAATTTCTGTTGCTGGAATGTGCCATACTCTTTCAAGTAATCATTCAACGCCTGCTGTTCAGTTTTAAGTTGTTCTTTTGTTACGTCAGCAATATTTTTATCTCTCTTATTTTCAGCATTAGTGTAACGAGCTGAAATCTCTATAGATTGTTCAGGGGTCAACTTTCCACCTTGCTTTTCTGACAGGTCTTTCTCCTGTTTTTTAATGGCGTCCAGTTCTTTTTGATAATCCAAATCTATCTGTTTCAGTTTCTTCTCCGTACCTTCTTTCATCAAACTGACTTCATCCTGCTGGTTCTGGCGACGAAGAGAAAGAAGTTCCTCGGCAGACTTTTGCTGTTCTTTCTTCTGTTTTTCAGAAGCCTTTTCTTGTTTGGATAAAGCACTACCGGTAATACCACCTAAATCTTTGTATGCTTTTTCGGTAGTTTCTTCTTGTTTCTTAGCCTCTTCATACTGTTTTGAGGTAAACTTGGATTTGTCCTTTTCTATTTCAGAGAGTTTCTTTTTAGCATCTTCCCAGTCTTTCTTCGCTTTTTCGTAGTCCTGTTTGTAAGTGGAAGGAGATTTCTTTTCAGCTAACGCTCCATTAATTGAAGAAATAACACTTTCTAAATCGCCACCTCTAATCATCATACCATTTACGACAAAACCATTACGCTTAGATGCAGACGATTGAGCAAGCTTTAATTCTGCTTCCAGCTTTTCTTTTGAATAGTTTTTAAGATTGGATTTATAAGCGGAGATATTATCATCCAATACATCTTTCTGATATTTTTTTAAAAGTTCGGAGTTTTTCTCCATTTTCTCACGAACTTGTACGTAGGATTGTTTGCCGGAAAACATTTTCCATATTTCCATATCGGCATCTGACATATTCTTACGTAAATTCGGATTATCAAATAGCTGTAAATATCTCCGTTGATTGGTGACTGTTTGTTTTAATGAGGAGTAATCATCCTTCCTACCTTGAACAGAACGTTTTGAATCTTCTTCATTGATTTGTTGTTTCAATTTTAAAATATCCTCTAATTTAAGCTTCTCAATGTCGTACTTCTCAAATATCTTTGGATATTCCTTTTGGAGTTCTTCTAATGATTTTTGGCGAGTAAGAGTTGCCAAACTTTCATCACGTGCAGCAGTAAGTAGTTCCTCTATTTTCTGTTTATGTTCCTGCTCCTCTTTAGATGCTGCATCTTTAATGTCGTTATATTCTTTTTGAGCACGCGCAGCGGCAGTTGTGCTATCAGACATTGCCCATATCGTAGCAGTCAATCCAACCACCACTGTAGCCAATGCAACGTAGGGGTTTGTAAGCATTGCCGCATTGAGAGCCATTTGTGCCTTTCTTGCTAATACACGGGCATTAGTCAGTCCAATCTCCACAAGAGTATGTTTACTTTCAGCAGCAGTAACAAGCATCACTGCGGTTCGGTATGTACCATAAGTAACCACCAATCCGGCAAGCAGCTTCCCGACTGTCTCATAGTTTTCAATCAGTGAGGTAGTCATCTGAATACCGTCCATGATTACACCCTCTGACTTCTGCCCTAGTTCGTTAAACACAGAATCCAAAGCATCCTGCATCATAGATAGCTGACCGTTTATCTCTTTTGAAGCATTCTCGGACATATTATAGAACCGACCGCCTGCGGAAGTGGCGTCAATAAACGCCTGTTGTACCATTTCTGCGGAAATAGCCCCCTTAGACATCTCATCTTTGAGTGTGGCAATAGACTTCCCTGTCTTTTCAGCTATCATCTGCAAGGGGTTGAATCCGGCATTAATCATCTGATTAAGGTCTTGCCCCATCAGCTTACCTGCTGCTGACATCTGAGAAAAAGCCAAAGTAAGAGAGTTAAACTTCTGTGTATTCCCCATAGAAACATCACCAATAGCTTGTAAATAACGTGGTACTCTTTCAGCTTCGATATTAAACCCTAACATCATCTGTGTAGCGGCAGTGACATCTGAAAATTCCAAAGGTGAAATCTTTGCATATTCACGTACTTGCACCATGAGCGCATCGGCTTTCTCCTTGCTACCTAACAATGTTTGAATAGCAGTATCGGCCGCTTGAAACTCACCACGCACACGGATGATTTCAGAACCTAACGCTTTCAGTACGCCAGCACCACCAATAACCGCCAGTGCTTTCTTCCAAGAGATAGTGATGCCTTCGTTAGCCTCAGTAACACCTTTTGCGTCACTCTTGTAAAGAGAGTATTCATCACGGAGTTTCTTTACGGAAAGACGAGCTTCCGCCTGCTGTTGAGTCAATCCAAAAAGAGCCGCTTTTTCTTCATCTAAAACCTTTCGGGCAGCATTATATTCTTCTAACTTACTGTTTGCCGATGTAGGGTTACGTTTCAAGGCGATGCGATAAGCATCTCCCAAACGTTTTATATCCGCTTCAATATCCTTAACCACCGCCTTTTGAGCAATGATTTTTTCTGTAAACCCATTTACTGATTGGGAGGCATCGAAGATTTTCTTTTTGAAGCTGCCCTCCATCATCGCTCCGGCTTTGGCGGCTTCATTTACCAATCCATCCATCTTTTGAGTGGATGCGGACAGTTGGGTATTCAGAGTCTTGAAAGCAGCGGGAGATTGCGTACTATCCATGCCTTTTAACTCCTGCTTTAACTTCACTATCTCATTACGGAGTCTTACAACCTCTTCCCAGTCACTTGCTACCTTGAAATATAATTTTGCCATACCTATTTTCTCTTTCTACGATTCGCCAATTCCTTACCACTGATTTTCTTTACCTTCTGACCGCCATATACGGCATGAAGTTTGTCCCGTTGCATCATCAATAAATTTCTATAAGGGATAACCTCAAAAACTTCCGTATATGTCAAATGAAGCGTATCAATCAAATGGGCTATCTGCCCGAAGAACGTTGTGTTTCCTACTGTTTCGGCTTGGCTGCCAGCATCGACACGTTCTTCATCGAGCTGACACACTGAAAAGCCGAAATATCCATCATGGAAAAACACGCTTCCAACGCTTCTTTGATTTCTTCAAAGGTTCCGTTCTCCAATGCCTTAGCCAAATCTTCACTACCACAAATGAAGCATGAAATACCTTCCAACATATCTTCAGTAGCTTCGGGAAGTTCCTTGATGGCTTCCATGATGTTATCACCAGTCATACCTATATTAGAGAAATGCCGTATTGCTCGGCAAATCACCTTGATTGTAGGAGGTTTGATAGTATAAATCATTCCTCCTATCTCCACATTTTTAAAATCTAAACCCAACAGAACATCAGATACTATTTTAGCTGCTTGATTCATAATATTTAAATTAAAATGGCGGTGGGTGATTGCTCACCGCCATCTGAAAACAATCTTTCGCCCTAAAAACTTATGCGGTCAATGCTTTAACAGCATCTTCATCATAGTTGTATTCAGAAGACACGCCTTCTACTGTTGGCGTTTGTACCAAACCACGAACAGCGATAGCAATTGCCTTATCGGTATTTGCTTCACGGGCAACAATCTGTACGTTAGGGAAGATAAACCAAACATTGTCTTCTGTCAAGCAGAAAAGAGCCTTATTAATGACATCTTTAGTCAAAGGACGTTTCCAACCTACGGCAACCTTATTTGCATCTGCACCAGTTTCAACAACCGCTCCACCCATGAGGGCCGCTTTCGTCTTCCAATCGTACTGACCGATAGAGAAAGCAGGAGTAATATCACCAAGAGTTGTATCATAACGGTAGTTCTGACCGCTCAACTGGTTCTTGTAACCAGTTACAGATGCTTCCGACTCTTCAATCTGCCAAGTTTCCCCATGTACATTTTGTACTTCATTTTTAGCAGTGATAGCTGCCGAAATTAAAGTCTTAGCAATTTCGGGAGTAATGTCTGCCGTAACTACATTTGTGTCGGCAAACAAGATTCTTTTAATTCCTACTGCTGAAATCATAATCCTATAGTTTTACATTTAATACTTCAAATAGAATTCTTACATTCACATAATGACACTTCAAAGCTGTGTCTGCTTCCGTACCGATTGATTCGATTGAGTAACGATAGGCTGTGCCGTCATAGGTGCTTACCACATCGTCGAATAGCTTGTTGGCTTGCCTTTCAAGCTCATTCAGACGGATAGAGTTCGCTTCATTCTCACTCAAATTAGGTACACAGATATTCACCTCGGCAAAGGACTTCTTCCAATATGTTTCCGGCTGTTGCTTCTTCGTGTGGATGACAATCCTTTCGGACTTCAATTCGCCCGTCAGTGTTTCTCCTGCCGGTACTATGTCTATCCCGAAATCCTTGCAATCCCGGTAGAGAATGTTTCCTATGTCGGTAGTTACTATCATCCCAATGCTTCGATACGTTGGTTGAGAACGTTCAGATACTCGCTCATATAATCGCGCTGTCGCAGAAGCAAATCACGTTGGTGTTCGTCTTTTACAACTTCTTCAAACTTGGGAGTATCTACAAAAGCACACAGCTTACTAAACCTTTCGGCTAAATCCTGTCGTTCGATAAGCAAACGGTCTTTGAATGTTTGATTGATAGGGTGTTTGTCTTGTAAAGCATATCCAAGCAAGAACCAAACTTTATCCTCTATCTTTTGCAAACAAATCTCTTTTCCGATTTCCTCATTGTAATTAGCAGGATCAACACAAGTGGTAGATTCCCGTAGAGTAAAACCGTTCTTCATGCGAACTGTTACGTATGTACATGGTTTATCGAACTCCACAACCGTTTTCACAATCACATCTTGCATATTAGCAAGAACATCTTCTCTTGTTACTGTTATCATTTTTCAAATTCCTCTTTTAATTGTTTCTCTGCATACAAAGCGGCGCCACTTAGTACATCATATCCTTTGGATTCCACATTGGAAGCATAGTTGTAGCCTTTAGGGGATGCCGCATCGTTGTATAGTGTCAATCCGTCTTTATCGACATCGTACTTGTTGGACGTTCTCAAAGTGAGCGTGTGGTCTTGATAATTGCCATACTCTTCCGCGTACTTAACGGCTTCATTGCCCTCATCAATCATTTTCTTCTCAACCTCCCATTCTCCTTCATCGAAAAAGGAATCGACATCTGAAAAATCAAATCCTACATCCATAGTTCCGAATATCCAAAGTAGTTCGTATTCTTCACCGTATAAACCTCGCCTTGCCCTCTCAAATTATCGCCATCCATGCAACGGACCTCATCCCCTGCCTTGACAGTGATTCTCTTCTCGCACACCACATGGTAGTTAGGACGATACACAGAACCGTTATCAGACGTAAACTCTTTGGTAGTGTTATCATCACAACGGCACTTACATACATCCTGCCAGCATTCACCACCGGTGCCGGGAATAGGTCTTCCGAACTCATCCTTATCCATTGGAGTGATTACCTTTACTTGTAATATGTGTGGGACGAATATCATAAGAAAGTGCATTTAGGTTTGTTGCTCAACTCGTCTTTCAAACTGTACTGTTTACACAGAAATGAATAGTAATCCTTAATACCTTGAATGTTCCAAGACATAGAAAAACCGCTTTCACTGATTGAAGTGGCACGAAGTAATAAAGAAGGGATGAACTTCACAATCGCTACAGAGACACGGCCGTAACAATCCTCATTCATCTCATCCTCTCCGCTTATCTTCGAGTTCAGACACATATCCAAAAGTTCAGCTTCCGACAACTGAATGCCGAAAGTCTGAAACTTCTGTGATATGTATTCGTTTACCGTCATCTTAATATGGTGTAATCAGTTTACTATAGCTGTATGACTATAATGTGTGCAATACTTCGACTTATAGACGTACCGGAACGGGCATTTAGGAACTGAAATCTGTTTCCTTTGCATTGCCGTAATAATCACTGGTTGCTTCACTGGACTATCCACAACCATAAATATTGGCTGCGGAACGGTCAGCACAACACAATCAACAGGAGATGCTTCAAAAGTGATACACTGAATGTCTGGCAAACCAACATCAACAGATGGATTCACGTACTCACACTTAGGAGATTTCACACTTGATGCCTGCACGCTCAACGAAACCAAAGACATCATCAAAAAACCACACATGGCAAAAATAAAATTCTTCATTTCTTTTCTGATTTATAAAATTAGACAACGGAAGGGTAGAGTAAACTACCCTATCCTTACTCAATTCCTAATGCTTCTTTCAGCTTGGCAGTTGATTCTTCATCAAATTCTGCAACCTTGCCCAAAAGAGTTTCTTCTTTCATGTTACCGGAAGCCTGCACGCCAATAGACTTTAAAGCATCAACCAAAACCTTTTTATCAAACTCTTTTTCAAAAAGGGAGATTTTAACCTCTTTCTTTTCTTCGGGAGCCTTCACTTCGGGAGTTTTCACCTCAACCCGTTCGGCAAGCCTGCGGCTCTCCATGTCCATCACACGCGATTCCTCGCAGACTTCAATCACTTCACCAGGAGTATAATACTTACCGGTGAACTTGTCGCGAAAAACAGATATAACCCTTATTTTCATAGTCACCTCCTTATGCTGATTGGATTGATGCGATCTCGCTCAAGTCGATATTGGTAATCAAATCCGGATTGGAAATCTGCGGAATCCACTCTGCCGTATATTCCATATAGCGACCGTTTTTGTCGCGATAGTTGGAGATAAGCATCTGACCTTCTGACGGGATATAAGTACGTCCCTGTACCGGGTCGGCCGCTTCATACGGGGTATGGTGGCGCATATAACCGATTTGGTCAGAGGGTAGCAGGGTAATACGATTATCTGCGTAAATCTGCACGTTCTTTCCCGTTTGATCTTTCACGTGATCTTCCTTGATTTCAATACGCGGCAGGCCGATACCGGTGAACACTTCGGAAGCCAAAGAAGAGGAAACCAAGCCTGTACTCAATTTCATTTCGTTAGTACCGAGAATCATCTTATATTGCTCTCCAAACTCGGATGAACCAAGAACATGCTTATTGAAAGATGCACGTGTCATAATCATCTTGGCATAAACACCAAAGTCAGGAGCCAAAGAATGAAGTTTCTCTCTCAAATAAGAGATAAACATATTCTTTCCGTCTACAATCACATCGCCACTTATCGGCTTGATAAAGTTGAACGGAAGGGTAATTTCCAACAGTTTATTATTGGTCTGACCGGAAGTAATTGCAGCATCCTTGTTATAAACGGTGGCTTCACCAAGCATCAACAAGGCACCAACAATAATATCCATGCGTTTGTGAGCAGCAAGGGTAATCTGACGGTAATCATCTGCCAGGAAGTTTACAATCTCTTCCATTGCGACCTTTTGATCTGCCGTTTTAGCTACATTGAACTTGTCAATTAAATCCTGCAATTCAGAAAGACGGTCAATAGACATCTGATAAGCATCACCCAAATAGGCAATCTCACCATAGCCGGAGCCGATATTTCTACGTTCACGAATAGGTTTCTCTCCAAAACGTGAATTGATAGAACCGGCCATTACCCCAGTTACAGAGCCGATATAATCTTTGAACACACGAGTAGTTACTCTACGGAAAGTAAGATACTGCTGCCAATAGATTGTGTCTTTACGTGTCTGGTTCACACGTCTAATGATAGCGGAAACAATGTTCGCATCATCGAATAATGTTTGAATCGTTAAAAACATATCCTACCTCCTTATTCGTTAAATTCAAACCATCCCTTCGTGTTGGCTTTATCGTTCTCGGAGAACGGCATAACCAATTTTGAAGGCTCAATTTCTGCGGCTGTACGAAGCAATGAAACCAGTGTGATTCCATCCTCAACCTTTGTCCGGTTGTACAGAGCCGAATTTGCCACGTGCTTCTGCTTCAAACCATCAACCGCAACCGCCTCAAAGAGTACCGCATCTTTGGCGATATTCTCACCAAAAGCAGCCTTGATTGTCAATACATCATACACTTTGTTGGTCTTGTCAATAGCCGTTACTTCCGCACCTTTCGTACCGCTTCCGATGAACATACCCACGTATGCCAAAGAGTTTTTGGCTACCTTGATGGACAATGCAGCATCACCGGTTGCGTATGCTTCCACTACTTCCACATTGATTACCACATAAGCGAACTTGTTTTTCAAATCCGCACAAATCGGTGTAAATCCGGGAAGAAAACTTCCCACTACTAGGTTCTGCGTATCGAGCTTGAACGGGCCACGTCTACGGATGCCTGTCTGGACATCGTAACGTTCCTCTTGCTCAACATGCGGAACCAAGTCATACTTAAATCCTGCTGACATAATTAATTCTTGTTTTGTTCAACAATAGCATTCGTTCCCTCGTCAATCATCTTGGCGATAGATTCAGCTTCTTTCTCAATCTTCGTTTCTGCTGATTCGGGAGGGGTTACACCGCTAAAGCCAACATTGGCAAGTTCCTGCTTTGCGTCCTTGAAATAAGTATCTAAGTCCGCATCATCAGGAATTGCATAACGCTTTGCGAATGTTTCTGGAATACCATACTCCTTTGCCTTTGCCATAATCTGCTCCTGCCGGGTAGCTTGTAACTTCTCTGTCTCGAATTGAGCGAGCTTATCAGAAAGAGGTTTAACGGCTGCATTCACTGCGTTGGCAATAATAGTCGCCATATCGTCCGTCTTATCTTCCGGCTTCGGATTAGGGTTAGGATTGGGATTAGGGTTCTCAATTGGCTTACCGTCTTTAAGGTTATGCCTTTTCTCGTAGTTCAATACAGAAGTACGGGTAGCATCCCCGGCACGGAAATCGCCATAGGAATTTAACACGTCCGAAAAGCTGATACCCTCCACGATGGAGTTTACCTTTGTCTCGTCCGTTACACCCTCTGCCTTTTTAGTAGCGATTCGGGTTAAGATAGCAGTGTCCACCCCAGTGAATTTCTGTTGCAGTCCTGCCAAGATTTGTTCTAAGATTGTCATACCGTATGAATTAAAATTTGAGATTCAATTTGCGGAAGTAAAAATACTACCAATACAGATGATTGATAAATATTTAGGCTTCCCATTCACGACAATCAATCCATTGTCGTAAATACGATATAAAAGTAAGAAGTAACTGCGTGGAAGGGAAATAATTAAGTGGTGTATAATTCACCAAGAAAGGATTGTGAAGAAATAGAATAAAAAAAGACTCAAATCACTAAATAATAGAACCAAAATAATAATACTGAAAAGAAAAACGACTTTTATACCCATCAGGTGGAGGTCGTTATATTGGAATGTGAAATTGATAGCTTTTCGGAACTGTAATCTATTTCGGGTGGCACTCCCGCCCGGCTACTTTCTTTCGTGAGCCTATGCGGGAAAGAAAGTAGCAAAGAAATCTGTTTCTACTATTCTTCAATATAGAATATATTTATTCTCCATTTTTGTTTAAAGAGTCTGTTGGCTTTATATTCATTGTATGCGATGCGTAAGGGAAAATTTGAGGCATGATACTTCGTACTAATTTACTTTCCATATCAAAAAAACATTGTGCAACAGAATCGTCAAATAAATTAGGGTCTAACGGATATAAGGCATGTGGGTTATGATAAATCACGATTCCCTCACTCCATGTTTCATTAGCATTCTCATCAACAGGGTAAACTACAACATTAGGTTTATCAGCATTTTTATCATGGTTATAAATTATCATTTGGCGTATTAATAAACTATTCCCATTACCCATTCCAGCTTGTCTACCTATTCTATTAAATTTAGATAATGTTGCTGTTGATGAAAAGAGTATAGCACTAATATTTTTATTGGCTTTGTCTAAAAAGAAGCCCGCAGGAATTTGTGTACCATTACTTTTCTCGAAAAAATCTATTTTTACTGGATTAATTATTAGTTCTCCAGTTTCTGAGTGTTTGTAATTATTGTACCTATATCCATATAAGTATTCTAATAATGAATTAAATGTCCATGTCATAGACATAGTGTCGTGAAAATCTGCAATAGCTATAAGGAAAGGTTTTTTTTGTACATGTTCCTTTTCCCAATATTTCTTTTTAACCTTATCATAGATTGCACTTCCAAACATCAAAGGAACATTATTTTCTAACTCGGAAATTATTTCATCTGGCGATTTGGGCTCGTAATCTGTAATATGTTTTGTGTTTTCTGTTTTCCTACTTATTGTTACTGCTTCGATAGCTATTTCTTCATCCATTTTATTTATAATAAAATCAGGGGCTTCAAAGTCTCTTTTAAAAGAAAAAGATTGTTCCCTAAAAAAACAGAATAGATATAATTCAAAGATACGAGAATCAAAGCCATTTAGTGACTGAAATTGGTCTATAAAATTGCCGTCAATATCTTTGTAGTGGTATGATAATTCTTTAATAACTTCTTTTGCACTTGAATAAAAATCTGATTCTTTCAGCAATTTGAAATGAGGATGAATTGTCTTTTCATTTTCCAATGCTTTAAATAAATCGAAGAATTCGTTACGATTATCATGCTGAGTAATAGTATCTTCATTAAATGATTTTTTAAGCCATTCTCTTGCTTCTGGAATAGTTGACATATCAACTTTAACTTTTGCAGCTCTATACTGCATAGACTTATCTCTTGATAAAATCCCTGCGGAGTAATTATTATCAATCAAATCTAAACAAATAAAACCTATCAAATCGCCACCATCAGTATAATACTCTAACTCTTTTGTAATCAACTTCACAAAAGGTTCTCTTGAGAACAGGGCTATTATGTCGAAATATTTTTTTGATAAAGGAACTAAATCTTTCATATAACAGTATTTTGGGGTATAACTTTAGACTACAACTTGTAGTTTTGTACAAAGTTAATCAAAAAAAACACCCAACAATAAAATGTTGAGTGTTTCTTAACATATTCATACAAAAATGTTTATTCCTCTTCCCTTATACTCCCAATACTATATTTGCATCAATATTCAACTTCCGACTTATTTCCCTCGCAACTTTCAAAGTTGGTTCACACTTCCCAGAAATATAATCACTAAGACGTGAAGGGCTGACACCTACTAATTTTGCAAGTGATTTTTGATTCAGTCCCATTTCGTACATACGAAGCTTAAGAACATCAACAAGTGAAGGTTCTCCCAAAGCAAAATGTTCTTCGGAATAATCAGCAACCAAATTAGAAAGTAGCTCCAATTCTATGCTATTCGGGTCGTTCAATGGGGTATCATCCTTCACCAATGGAAGAAGCTCCTCTACTCTTTTTACCGCCCATTCATATTGGGCTTGATTTTCTATCTTTGTCATAATTCTAAATATTAGCACAGTCTATTTTATCATATTCTTTATGAGTACCAATAAAGCGAATATACACAAACTGAATAGTGAACTTAATCACTACTACCAAACGATAGTTATTACCTTTGATATTGAAAACATAGTGTTGATTACCTACATTATCAACGCTATTAAAGGTTTTCTTAACATCGGCAAAGCAAGTCCACTTGCTTTGCTTTACAATGGTAGTCCATTCTTGCAAAGCGACCTTTGAATCGGGATGGTTCTCTGCATATTCTTTTAATGCTTGTTCGGTAAATATTCTCATTGGTTACTCAATTATCGTATGACAAAGATATGAATACAATTCTATATTTCAAAATTATATTCTAATATTTATAACCAATACACATAAAAATTAGTGGCAACTCTTTGCATCACCGAATGAGGTTGGAGGGAATAGCTTTCTCTGCCCCAAATGCGAAGCAAAGTTGAAGTTAGTAGAAGACACAGGTGTATAAAACCAAAAAGGCGTGAATAGCCGAAGCCTCACGCCTTAATTTTGAATTTAAAAGCTCTGAATTTATAAAGTCGCAGATTGTAACTCTGCTCCGATATTCTTTATAGATTTACTTTAAGTTCTTTGCCAGTAAGGGCAAAATATAGATTCTGAAGCTGATGCAAATATTTTATTTTTGCTTCAACAGGCATTTCTATATCCCTATTAGATACTGAACTCATAACGATGAAAAGACTTCCTTCACCATTTAACTTTATCCCTACCCCCATTTTATCAATCACATTTCTCGAACAGAACCAACCATCAATTAATTTGAAGCTATTTTTATTAAAAAGATCGGGGCACAAAGGAATAGGTTCCACTAGGTGAATATCACACGGATTTCCATTTTGTTTTTCTAAGCTCACGTAACTGGGTTGTATCATAAATACTTGTTTTGCAACTTTTTGTTGCGTTCGGCTGTCTACCTTATAGACATAATTACCTAATCTTAAATCGTTTGCATTAATCATAATCTTATTATTTCAGTTAAAAACCCAACATCGCAGCCGGAGGAATATTCAATACCCGACAAAGTAATCTTGCTATCTTTAAAGTCGGTTCTGAACGTCCAGCGATATAATCATTCACCCGTGAAGGACTTATTCCAATCTCACCAGCAAGTTGCTTCTGACTCATTCCTTTTTCTTCAAGAGATAATTCTATCAATTCTGCAACAGTTGGTTTTTCTATTGGGAAGTGCTCCTTTTCGTAAGCTATCACAATGTCGGACATAACTGTAAGTTCCACCGCATTCTTATCGTTTGCAGGGGTATTATCATCAACCAATGGCAGAAGTTCCTCTACTCTTGCCAAAGCAAATTCATATTGTTCTTTACTAACTTTATTCATATCCTGTATCTTAAATGGTTGAACAATCTATTTTATCATATTCTTTATGGGTGCACACTTTCCGAATAAAAATATAGCCCATTGTAAACTTTACAACTACTATCAGTCGATAATTGTTACCTCTAATATTGAATACATAGTGCTGATTGCCTACATAATCAGCAGCAGGAAAATCTACTTTAATATCAGATAGGTTTTTCCATTCTGCTTTTTCTGCTATATCATACCAACGTTCTAAGGCTATGCGTGAATCTTCATAGCCTTTCGTTTGGTAGAACTCTTTCAATTTCTTATGTGATACAATTCTCATATCTCATTTATTTGATGCAAAAATACGAATTTATTTTGAATTATAAAACTTTTATAGGGTATATATTTTATAAAACAGAATTTACCAACAAAAAAGCGGAACTAAATTAGCTCCGCTCAATAGTACGATAAGAACATGAAGTAATGAATTATCCTTTGGAGTTAGAAGACGCCGCATTGTTATTCTTTGTCGCTTGCTCCTCTTTGATTTCTGCAAGCTCCTCTTCTATCCTATCAGCATTCCCGGCAAACATGATTCCCTCACGCGTTGACCAGATGCCACCACTGACAGCGGAGACGGCAGTAGAAACCTTATCGTCAATTGAATCAATTACCAGCTAACCACCTCCTTATTTCTACTAACAAAACACTATCATCATCTTCTAAGAATAACGGAGTATCATTACCCCAATAAAAGAAATGACTAATACTGCCGTCTTTATTAGTTTTCTCATTTACTCTTCTTTTCTTAGAATATAATACTACAGTATCTCCCTTTTTAATGCGTTTATCAGGGAACCAAAAAGGCAATTCTATTTTACTGGATATTCCATCTTCCGATGTTTCTTTTGTTCTAAATGCAATAAAATCACCTAAATTACAATCTGATATTACTTTAAAAACAGACCTTTCAGAATCAAGATCACCTTTATCTTTTATATATTTAAATTCTAACATCATTTGATAAGTTTAAATTTATATACTAAGCCACCTAACATGATAAAAAGCCCTAACAAAGTTGTTATCCACCAGAATGTAGCTTCTCTTATACTAAAAGAAGCTCCAAAAAGAGCAGAACCTAAAGTTAAACAAAAGGCATAAAGCACTTCATTTCTAGTCTCATGGTTTATATCTTTTTCTAAAACAGCTTTATCTTTATCACATTTATGGTACATATCTTTATATCCTTCTAGCTTATTTCCTATCTCCTCATATTTTGTTTCCAATTTGAGATTTGCTATCTCTAATCTTTCTAACTCTGCAAGCAACATTTTTTGTGTACCAGAATTGTTCAAATCATCAGGAGATAAATCTCGGGGAAGATTCTTAAAAGCTTTTCTCGTTCCAAATTGTTCAGGTTCTTTTTTCTTTTTATCTATTACAGGTTCTATATCCTTTTCATCTTCTTGACTCATAACAATATATTGATTTAAAGTTTTCCAGCTAAATTCTTCACATCTTCCGCAGACTTTACTTCATGCACGGTATCTCCGACCTTTACGAAGCCGATAATATTACTGGCATTCGGCTTTTCAAATAGTTCGGCAATAGGAACATTTAATGTATTCGCAATCTTTTCTAATGTTTGCAACTGCGGATATTCCCCTCGTAAAGTCTTATTCAGACTTATATCAGATATTCCCATTTTTTCTGCTAACTCTTTTTGAGTTATACCTTGCCCTTGACAAAGTTCTTTTATCCTTGTTCTAAAGTCCATAATACTATATAGTTTTATTCGACAAAATTAGATATTTATACCATATAATACAATTATATGGCTAAAATAAATCTACTTAGTTTTATTTTTAACATTATTTATTACTTTAAATATTGCAAAATTAAACTAATTAGTTTTACTTTGCAATATCAAATTAAACGAAGTAGTATAATTTAAAACATATAAGTAGTATGAGCACAAAATTTAGAAGTCAGATGAAAGAGATTATGTCAATGGCATGGTCTTTTGTTCGCAAGAACGGTTATTCAATGAGTGAAGCATTAAAATGCGCATGGGCTAATTTGAAACTGAAAGCAGCTTTGAAAGTGAAGATAGTAGAGTTCTACTTCAAGAAAACCGATGGCACGTTACGTCAAGCCTTTGGCACTCTCAAAGAGAATCTTATCGGTGAGGTGAAAGGTACAGGCAGAAAGCCGAATGACAATCTGCAAGTGTACTGGGACACAGAGAAAGAAGAGTATAGATGTTTTAAGAAGTGCAACCTTATTAAAATCGCATGACTATGAAAAAGAAAAATATGGCAACAGTTGAGATTGAATGTTCAAATACACATTCAATACCCATATTCAGTGACTTTTTAAATGAAGTACAAAAGCGGTTTGATATTGAGAAAGAAGCTAAGAACGAGTTATATTCTTTTATCATACAGATGGGGTTGTTAGAGCAATTTAGAGAGTTCTCTCAGCATTATAAGGGCGTGAATCATCATGCTGCGTGTATTGATATGCTTGCAGTGTAATTCTTAACACGATTATCCAAAGGCAGTCTTCGCACGACTTTAAAGGCTGCCTTTTATTATTAACTTTTAAACTAAATGATTATGGACGAAATTTGGAAAGACATTGAAGGGTACGAGGGTCTGTACCAAGTATCAAATTTGGGCAGGGTGAAATTTTTAGAGAGAAGGGTTGCCAGTGGAAATAGTGCATCCAGAGTTATTCGGGAACACATCGTAACTCCAAGTCTTAAACGTGGGTATCATCGTATCAGACTGTGTAAAGAAGGCAGTAAATGCTTTTTCTTCGTTCATAGACTTGTTGCTGATGCGTTCATCCCAAACATAGAAAATAAACCTACCATAAATCATAAAGACGGTATTCGCAACAATAATGTTGTTTCTAATTTAGAGTGGGCTACATTCCACGAACAGATAGTACATAGCTATAATGTGTTGCACAGAAAAAAGAGCATGGCACATCTTGGTAAATTCGGCAAATACCATAACCGTTCTAAAGCTGTATATCAAATAATAAATGGCGATGTAATAGCTGAATTTGGCAGTATAAGAGAAGCGACAAGGGTAACTAATATAAGCAGTCCAAGAATTGGCAGATGCTGTAGAGGAATACAGAGCGAAGCAGGTGGCTATCAATGGAAATTCAAAGAGGAGTGAAATCACTCCCCTTTCTTTATGATTTGCTTCTGCATTTCAGCGCTTCTCTTTTCTTCTTGTTCTTCTTTTATTTCTGCAATTTCTTCTTCGATTCTGTCTACATTTCCAGCAAACATTACCCCATGTCGTTGTGACCATACACCACCCGACACAGCTTTTACAGCTACATTGACCTTATCTTCTAAATTGTCAAGGCGATACGGAACAACTTCTGTACCAATATCTATCGTTTCAGATGCTTTGTTAAATTCAGATGGATTTATAGAGCCTAAAGCAGACACAATGAAGTTTACACGTCTTTGCAAGAACTCACCTATCACCTCGGCATGATTTTGGACTTGCAAATGTGTCGAAAGGAACACGTAATCGAAAGCCACTCCCGACAAGGCATTTCCGGCACCGCTCAACTTTTCAAAACTGATTTGCGGTGTATTCGTCATAGAATATGCTTTCTCAAAGAGAGTTTCTACCTCAAATTTCACGGTGTCATTTGCCTGATTCCACGTCAGATATTGGGCATCTGCACCTTCCCCTGTGAGTTTAACCATCCTATCCTTAATCTTACCCATGAAGCCTTCTACATCGCCAATCAGTTTCAGCAAAGGGAAAAAGTGATAGTCGATACAATCGGCATAGTTGGATAGTAGTTTTTCCAACCGGACGCGGAAAGTCTTTATCTTCTTGCAATATTGTTCAGGACGATAAGCATAGATAACCGGCAACTTTGGAAATCCATGAGCAAAAGAGGTTCTTTCCTCATACCCTTTAGATAAGTCCCATTGATAGACCGCTTTGTCTGTGATAGTCATAAAGCAAATGATTTCAGAATCATCCATGAGCTTTTTCTTGTACTCACGGGACAGGGCAATCATCTTACCTTCATCGTTGAAGAACGGATAAAGTTTATCACCTCGGAACGGTGACCATAAAACGCTTTTCAGCTTTTTGGTCGGCTTTACCTTTCCACCGAAAGAAGTCTTTACTCTCTTCCAAAACTTCGCCCAAAATGAATCATCATCGGTTACATACCAATATTCGGCTACTTCCTGTTCGGAAAGCCAAGAACGGACAATCTTTTTGTTCTGGTACTTGATTTTGTTGGATTTGAATACAGCCTTGACAGCGTCTAATAGTTTCTTTTCGTCATCATCGGTTGGAGTACAATCCATTGACGGTTCGGTACCGACTGTAAAAGCCGTTTGAATGTTGACTATATCCTGCTCCAAAGGGATAGAAATACGGTTTACCGGTTCAGTCTTGTATTGCGCTTCGATTTCATAGGTCTTACCAGTCTTTTCATCAAAAACTTTTTCCGCTTCCTTTTCAAGAACCTTTCTATCCGGGTACTTCTCTTTGTCCACCATGATTTCATGTCGATTAGGGTCCCAGTCGGCATAAAGTTTATCACAATCCGGAAGATTTGTTTTCCGACCTTTTTTCAGATAGTAGATTTTACGGTCTACATCCGGTAATGCTAATATTTCTTCGAGTGTCATAAGCTAATATTTTAATGTCCAAATACTCCTGAATAATCTTTCGGCTTCAAAATGCGTCCTAAGATATGACCCAAGATATAGTACCTAATCGGGTCTACACAGTGATTCCAGGCGTCAATCGGTTCATTGATATAGTTTCCGTCTTTGTCTTTATCCCAGACGTATTTTCTTAATTCCTCTATGATGTGATACGAGCGTTTAGTGACAAACAACTCATATTCTTTGATTTTATCTATGCCGGCAACAACGGAACCGGGAAACTTATCTACCGGATAGATGTTCACACCTCCGTTTTTGACTTCTTGAATCAAACGGGGGTCTGCACTATCACCATAAACTTTCAATCCCCACGGTTGTAGCTCCTTGACTATATCTCTTGTGAGCATACCTGTACGGTAGAATAATTCATCCACATACAGTCTGTTATCCACAATACCGCATCGAATACCTGTGGAAGGGTCATTTGTGAATCCCCAGTCGGAAGCCAAAGCAACTTTCTTGCACCATTGCGGAAATTCATCAACGATACCCCAATTCTTGAACACAGCACCCTCGGCAACATCTGCCCAACGACCGATAACTACATGTGCATACTTTTCGGGGTTGCTCACCTTCATATCCTCGACTTCTTTCAAAAACTCAGGTGAAAGGTTTTCCAAGTTATCCAGATAGGTAGTATGGATATGAAGTACATTCGGGTGTGTGGAAATCTGTACCTGCACACCATCAATCTCTACCAGTTTATGAATATTCTCAATGTACTTTTTATAGATAAAGTGATTGGAGTCGCAAGGATTCATGATAATAATAATCCGGTTCTGAATCCCTTTCTTACGAATAGATAGCATAATCTTGTCGAACTCTTCTTCATTCGTCCATTCCTCCGCTTCATCGCAAACAAAAGTAGTAATACCCTGAATGGATTTCAGTTTCGCCGTCTGATTCCCCGAAGATGTTTTGATACCCCGAAACATGATACGACTCTTAGTCATTTTGTTGACTATATCCGTCTTGGTGGTCTTGAAATATTTTGTAGTTCCGTCAAGGTCTATCTTCTCCATCATTTCCGGGATGATAGACATACCGGCGGAAACCATCGTGTAACGGGTATAGAGAATCTGATGCACAATCTTCTCTACCGGGGTCATTTCAAAAGTCAGACGCTCTATAAAGGTGGAAGCGTTGAAAGACTTTCCCGAACCACGTCCACCGGTGATAAGAATTATAAATTTCTCCGTATCGGTGTATAGTGGATGATATATTTCTTGAGGTACAATCATTTCAGTTTATCTTTAATCCATGAATCAATGCTGATACCGTGGTCTATGTCAGTAGGAATATCCGGATCTTCCATGTTCGCATCTGCCGGAGATTCCTTTATCAATTCAAGAAGATACTTTATAGCGTTTAAATCAACTTCGGAAACAGCCTTAGCAATGAGTTTCTTAATCATTGCATCTTTGACTACATACTTATCTCCTGTTTCTTTATCAGTAACAACAGCATTCAACGCTGCTACCGCAAACTCACGAGCAGTCTTCACAAGCTCTTTTTTTTGCCTGCGAACCTCCGCTGAACGCTGCGCAAGTCTCTGCGCTTCCTCTGTGCTCATCCGCTTTCCCTTCTGCGTTAAATTCTGCTCGTTTGCCATTATTCTATACCAAATTCTATCCTGCTCATAAATTCGTTACCGTCTATGTATCGCTCGTCAAAGGCATATCCGAACGCCTCCATGAAATTAGCTCTCTCGGTAGGAGTATTAAATGATAAGACCACATAACTCAACATTCCATTATCCTTTTCTATGCTATTTTGATTATTTATCCGGTCTTTTATCTTCTGTATCTCATTGTGACGAGCTATCTGATTCTCCTTAGAATCCTCATAGAAATCCTTAGAGCGGTCTATATTCCTATTTTCTGTTCCTTCCTTTGTCAAATTGTCAACAACAGCCAATGAATCATCAAGAACATCTTCTTTGTTCCAAATGTCGTCATTTATATTTAGGTCAATGTCGCCTATACCCATCATGCTCAAGTCGAAATCGTCCAATCCTGCGAGATTATAATCTATCCCATCAAGAAGGCCTTTCAGCATATCGGTATCAAAATCTCCTTGAACATTCCTGTTATTCATGAAAACATTCTGTTCTTTTTCCGTTTTCTCGTCCATTAGAACTACTTCGACACGGATAAGATAATCATTCTCGTTAGTGTCAGAATTGTATTTGTTCACTTCGTCAATAACAGATACTCTCTGATGTCCAGACACAAGATTACCCGTTTCCTCATTCCACACGATACCACCTAATATTCCGACACGTTTTAGATTAGCTTTCAACTTCTTACGGGCTTCGGGCGTTATCTTACGAGGATTATAATTAGCGAAGTTGATTTGACTTCGCTGTATTTCCCTACTTTCTGGCTGTTTGATTTTGCTCTCTTTCATAATCAAATATCAATTTCTCACTATATGGAAACTCTTTTAGTATTCGCTGATAGTCTCTTGGATATTTATTCCTCATTAGAAGCATTGTATTCAAGTCTATGCCAAATCCCTGGCTGATGGCATTCGCATCATAAACGAAAGGTGATATAAGATTTCTTGACTTTATATATTGAAGTACTTCTTTGTTCGTCCATAGCGCAAGAGGATAAACCATACCCTTTTCGGTTACATATCCGGTCTTGGCAAACATTTTAAGGCGCATACGCTTCATATAGCCATCTACCCCTTTCATACCGCTAAAGCCGTACTTTATTCCAGTTTCCTCACGTACTGCCTGTTCTATATCGCCTATTTTACGAGGCTTAACACCTTCATCAGGCTCTTTGAAAAAACCAAATGAATCAAAAAAGTCACGTTGATAATGCTTTATTTGGCGTATTTCAACATTAGGATAACGAGTTTCAGCCCATTTGATATAAGGTTGTATATGGTCTAAATTGGGGATAAGATACATATAATAACATATTACCTTATCGAATACACCCGCAAGCATATCCAATAGAGCAATACCATCTTTTCCACCAGCAGAATAAAACAATACGGCAGTATCCGTCTTTTCACGAATACTGCGTATTACCTGCATTGCAAGAGCGTACTTATTCATAAGCTAACCCTTAGAACCACCAGCACCCCTTACGCCAAATGCGACACGCAAATCATATCGCCTTTGATCTCGATTACCTAACTGTGTAGCACTCGCTGTACCTCTACGATTAGCTACTAATCTACCTCCTGCACCTGCGCCGTTCATATTACGGCGAGGTCCTGCTACTCTGTTAATTCTTCGTCTTGTTCTATCGACTCAGCAAATCAAATTTTAAATTAAACAATCAAATATTCTCTGCACTCAATACCTTACCAAGATGATACCAAACTTGGCAAACAAGATATTCTTTACCATTTTCTTCAAAAACTTGGTCATTACCGTCTTCATCTGTAAATATGATAAATTCGGCACTCTTGACCTCTACCGTAAGGCGTGGCGCATCCTTTCGTCTGCCATTGATGAGATACAAGGCATCATATTCAACAGGCAATACTTCTACATCTTTATCATCATCCGGTATATCCTCTTGCCGTTTGTATTTTTTGCCATCATGTTTGAAATAAACATATCTCGCCACGTTTGATGGATAAACGTATCTGTGTTCCACATCTTGTTCACCTTTTAAGATAGCCTGAAAGCTGTCTTTCGTAATCTGCAAGGTTAATACATTCATAATCGTGTCATTTAAAAAATTAATAATTATAGTTGCGGGTGATGGTAACGCTCCATCTGTCTCTACCAAGTCAAAGTAGCGAGATTTCTTTTTCTCTAACCCGCGATAGCACCTCAAAGATACTACCACAATCAAAGATAACGAAATATCTTCAATCGTTATACACGACAATCGGTTTATTGTCGTAAAATTGATAGCCTGCCACAATTTAGCAAGAAGAAAGCACGGTTTAAACTAAACCCACCTGTACCTTTGTTGCCTCTATCCGTATGATACCTGTAAATGATTGAGTTGCTATATTTGGACCACTCAGGCATAAATATACCACTCTTAGACCTGCCGTTCACTGTAATAGAACCAGATAATGCAGGTTTTTGGTGGATAAACTGTATGTATTTCATGCTTATCTGTTTTTCATCCATTTATCACGCTTTTCTCTGCACACCTCTAAGGTAGGCGCACAACAAGAAAACGACTCACCTTCTTCTGTACGATAGTCGTATTGGTACATTCTCACTCTCTTTCTGCCTAACTTCGTTGTGTAGGTAGTGTAATTCTCTTTACCGGGCTGGCATACGCTGCAACCGTTTTCATTTATTGAGTTCATAATCACTATATTTAATGTTTAGCATTCAATCTTTCTTCACTCGTATAAGCCACTACAAGACCAGTTTCATCGTGCTGTATGGTGATGTACTTTTCGTTCTTGTCAATAGTAGTAAAGTCGTACATGGTACATAGCTTGCCCAATACTTTACCCAATTGCTTCATCAGTGGGGCTTCAGGGCTGACAATTAAAACTAAATCCGCTTTCATAATCGTGTGTATTTTGGTAGCCCGAAGGCTACCGGATTAAAACTTAGAACTTCTCTATTTTGAGATTGTCGTTAATGATAAACATACGTCCACACTCTAAAATCACATGAGTATCCGTGACTCTCTTTATCACTCTTACTACATCATCGTGCGATATGCGTGGTGTGCCATCTGCATAGTGACCATTAGCTAAATCACCTGAAATTCTGTATCTCAAACCAATTTCTATTTCTTTTATATTCATAATCTTCTATATTGCGCAGGGCAAAAGCCCTGCCGGTTAAACTTATAATATTGTAATCTCTTTGCTACCTATTTCTGTATCTACATTCAGAACCTCATACTTTTGAGCCTTGTAGTTGTAAACGATCTCACAAGTATTGAAACCTCTACCATCTTCTCTTTGGTCATAAACAGTATTTATATGCTGATACATTTTATTGCCTAACATGAAGTTTACCTTACCTGACGTGCAGAAGTAAAATGCTACTGCATATTTCAATGTCTTCTCTTCATCAATCTTCTTTGTTGCCATATCTTATATATTTTAATTGTTATTCAAACTATGTTTTTATTATCACGATGCAAATATCAAATTTTATTTTGAATAAAACAAATTTTGATAGAAAATTTTTCAAATTATTTTTTGATGCTATTCTTTATATATTCTATGTATAATTTGAAAACTATTCCTATCTTTGCATCAAATTATAATTTGAATATCATGCTAAGAGTACAAGAAATCTGCAAACAGCAGGGCATTACCATGCAAGACCTTGCTAAAAGAATGGGAGTGACATATCAGGCCTTGTATGCCGCAGTGTCCGGCAACCCTACCATTGGGAAGTTAGGTGAAATAGCAAAGGCATTAGATGTAGGAATAATTGACTTACTGAATGAGGATAAAGAAGAAAACGCTATTATTTGCCCCCATTGTGGAAAAAAGATAAAAATAGAGAAAGGAGAATGATATGGATGTCAATACAATTATCAATATTATTGCTGTCATTTTAGCCATAGGGAACTTTATATTCTTGTGCAGTATATCTCGAAAGAAAGCATATAACGAAGAAAAAGGGAAGAATCTTGCTACCAAAGAAGACATAGAAAGCATTACTAATATCATTAAATCAGTAGAATCCCAATACAATAATTCATTAGAATTGTTCAAAATGGAATTACTCAATGAATATGAGTTTTCAAAATCACTTTTTGAAATATGCAATAATTTAGACAAAGAGTTAATAAATCATCTAATTGAATGTAAAAAAGACATTGAAATGGATGAAAGTTATGAGTCACAAGGACAATTAGGACAAGCTATTAAATCTATCAATGATTTAGGAGATTTCTTACACTGTTACGAATCTAGATATTCAAATTTAAAGAACTTCAACAAATTAATACAAGAATGCGATAAAATGTATGGTGTCTATATTGATTTAGATAGCGGAAGAGATATTCAATTTACAAATTATCGTCCCATAACAAAGAAGGTTCAGAAGTATATAAAAGACATACTTAAAATAATAATTCCACCAATTAAAGTAGGTAACGCAGAAAAGCCGGAGCACTAAACTCCGGCTCATTAATTGATTAGCCCTTTGAATTTTAACCGATTTACGATTTCGGTGTAAAGATACTCTATATCCCCACTGAAATCCCCATAGTTCTGATACAGAAACACGACATCCGCACAGTTGTCGGAAATGGTACATTCTGATTGAACTCCAAGAACCTTTGCTATTTCTGGACGTAACCCTGATGCCATTTTCCCACCGGCAAGCGAGCTTGGAGAAAACAGATACAGGATAATGAAAATGAACTTTTTCCGTTGTGTTACACTATCAATACAAGGGGGAAGACTTCGGCTATTCAATAACTCAACGAAGATTTTATAGATATCCCTAATAAGGCTTTTATCTCTCAAAATCGGTGAAGCTAAGGTATTTTCTTCTTCTGAAAGTTCTGATTTCTCAATTCTGATTTTTTTAAGACGAATTATTTTGTTAAAATCCAGTTCCATAACACAATTATTTTAAAAGTAAATAGTATATTTGCATCATAATCGTGTGAGGGAGGATTGAGTGGTCGTGCGCTTGGTTCTCCTTTCTTATTTTACATATTTATTCTTTTTCAGAATAACCCTATTCTTTTCATTCACTTCCCTACTCCACATCATAGCAGAATACAAAGCGCCTGCATATAAAAAGAGTTCTTCACGATTGGTGAGGAACTCTACTTTCAAAGCTTTATCAAAAGCTTTGCTATATAAGTATTTATTTATTTCCATTTCTTCTTAAATCATATTTCTGTATGTATTTACTAACCGTAGTTCGGCTTACTCCAAGTGTACGGGCTATGTCTTTAAGATGCATCCCTTCCTGTACAAGTTTGTTTACCTCTTCAACTTCAATATGCACGCGAGGATTTCCTCCTTTCCTTTCTGGAGAGGGTTCAATTCCAAACTGACGCCGCCTCTTTTGGGCGTATTCCTTGGTGCACTTATCTTTGGTCACATAGATAACAGTACGGTGGTCAATGCGCAGAGGATATAACCTTTTTTCAATCTCTCTGTGCTCTTCTACAAGGCGTTCGGCATCTCCGTTGACCGTTGTATCAACTTTCTTGTATCTGTCTGAAATAGTTTGTTTATTACGTTTCCTGATATTGGAATTTACATTCATAGTTATATTTACTGTTTATTGGTTAATTAATATAGTCCTTCCTCGCCTTATAATTGGCGCAATAGTCAAGCAAGTTTAAATCTGGATTCTCTTCCAGACACATATCTTGCCATTGGCAATTAAGACAGCACCATTCATCGCTAATCATTGTTTCTCTATCTTCATAAAAATTACATTCTTACCATCATTCCTATAGGATTTTGCACATTTCCCACCAACCACTTTATAGCAATAAGTAGTCATAAACAGAGAGCATCTGAGACATCCCACATGTTTGGGTGCTTCCACGCAACGTACTCTAAACATACCTAGGTCAAGTTCTTGCCCAATTTCTATTTCTTTACTCATAATTTATCAGTGTTTCTTGTTGTTCATGATAATTCTATATGCAAATGATAAGTATTAATAATAGCAAATAAGTAAATAACCGCAGTAACAATACTGTCTATACATACAGCCCAACTACCGAGGCGTTGAAATCTTGATAATGATAAAAACATTACAGATAAAAACAGAAGCCATTGATTTGTCATAAGACCGGCAAAAAGTACAATCCAACCAAGTAAGTCAACTATACACATCACTAAAATAGCAGGGTGCTCTTTGATGTAGTTGTTTTGTTTTTGATTATCTCCACTTTTCGATATGCTTCTTAATTCATCACAACGTGCAAAAACTTTTTTATAATTACTCATTTTTAGCAATTCATAAATTGCTAAAATTCCTACCAACAAATAAAATAAATGTCTCATAACCAATTAATCAGTTTTTACTATTTTCCCACTCTCCAATATCAAGTATAAACGACACTTATAAGTGATAGAACTTGCCCATTGATGAGCATATTTCAAATACTGATGTAGTTTATACCTTCCAGGATTTTTCATCATTTTATTTCTTATTCTTTTCTTCATTTTTATTTTGATTTGATTAAAACGGAAGATCATCGCCCAACACTGGACGGCAATCTCTAACCATAAACTTATTTACTTCAAAAGATTTGATAGAACAAAGAACATAAGCCTTTCTATTCAAAGATTCTGCTAATCGTTTAGCCTCTGTTTCTGCGCTTGTCAGATCGCTGTGTTTATATGCCGGAGTATGTTCACCCTCTACATATACCATAAAGAAAAAATCTTCTTTCTCGTTCATGTTTTCGTTAATTTTACTCCAAATCTTCATCATTAATATCAGCTAAATCAAGCTCGTATTGAGCTTCACCTTCTGCGTATTCACACATGGCAATAACATCGTTTGCCGTAACACCATCGCCCCATTCTGTTACTATCGACCCTCTATCAGAGTCAAGAGTGATTGTTAGTATTTTCTTCATTATTATATTGTTATTGATTAGTAGTTAGTTATACTGCTCTTTCTTTCTCATCCCACGGGTTAAAGTCTTCCTCTATGGGTATTTCTTCTTCGTGATAATGCTTCATATTAATTAGTTTTGAGCCTAATTAGGCTACATCGTTAATACTAATTTCTCCTTTCATTACTCGTTCTACCTGTCTATCGATTATCTCTTGAAACTCTATCTGGCAGATAAGAGAACAATCTGGTATAATCTCTTCCACTGGCTCGCCTCTCCACGTTGGTAGTTCGTCCAAGAAAATGCGCCCGTCTTTATCTTTCAGGCAGGTAGCACCAACGTCACGTTCAATCCGTGCCATTTGGTTAAACACCTCTGGAAAGTCCTTCCGTATCTTATTCCAGTAACCCATACCGCCTTTCACGCAGCCGATGCAGTTGTTGTTATTGTACCCCATCTTGTACATGGCAGGAATTTCAATGCCGGCTTTCCAAAGCATCCCCATAGCATCAGTTTTTGTTATCTGCTTTTCAATAAGCGGAAACAACGGCTTTGTGTCTGGATATTGTTGTTTTAGCCGGATGGCCCGATTTATTTCTTTCGGATCGTAATCAAATCCCCATACCTGCCCGTCCCAGTGTTGAAGTTCACGTTCCAGCTTATACCGAACCACTTTCTTTAATTGGAGTGTACAGGCTGCACCATGAGCCCCGTTGATATATCCCTTTCGCAATACATCAGCAACACAGGTATATTTGTCGCTTCGTATTGTATGAATAGGCTGATCGTACCATCTTTCGCAATCAGATAGAAAACGAGCGTTATCCGGATGGCAGGAACCAGTTTCAATATAATAGAGCTGCACATCTTCGTACAGGCTTAATGCTATTTTACAAGCAACTGCGGATGTTACACCGCATGAGAACCACGCTATTATCATTTGATTCCTTTTCAGTTAGTTTTACGCTATTAATATTTTTCTTTTCTCTATACGAACTTTATCAGGGGCTTCGTCAGGAGCAAACCATACAAGATACCATTCACCATTTGCAAACCCTTTCCACATTTTACCGTCATATATTCCGGTAGGTATTGTAGTGGAATACTCTTTCAGAGCTTTAAAAGTCTGCTCACTCATAAGAGCGTGGGTATCATCCAATTCGATAAACCTTCTGTGAGGCTGTCGCCAACTCTGTCCCAATGGGTCAGTAATTGGCGGTATTATTTGTTCTCCGTTCATTTCTTTATTTGTTATAATATTAATTTACTCGGATAATACTCTTCTATTTCTGGAGATGGTGGAGTAGCTTCTTGCAATTCTTTTTCAAATTCATAAGCCCTTAGTTCATCATGGCTGATAGCTATTCTGGTAACAAAACAATGTACCTTAATGCCACTTTCGGTCTGACCTTCCCATACACGAGCAGGGACGCCATTCAATTCAACTATCTTATCTGTACTTTTGATTGTTATCTTCATTTCTTATTTGTATTGAATTATTTTAATTTGTTGTAAGCATCACTTATAAGCCTGTATATTATACCATTCGGGTAACCGCTTGTCAGCTTTTTAACCATATAGTCGCTTATATCTTTACTCCAATAATTACTTGATACTTCATTCTCTAAATCTCGTAAAAGTTTATACATCACTTTCTTGTTATATCTCTGTCTTTTAGATGTATATTCCTTTATCCAAACTGTTATTTTATTAATCATTTTTTATTGTTATAGGTTTATCTTAGTTATTAATTCGTTGTATTCCTTTATCCATTCAAGATTAATAGGCAAATCAGCGTTGTAATAACGTGCAATAGCATCTTGTAAATCAGAAAGCCTTTTCTTATCGGCGTTCAGATAGTAAATATCTTTAGGCATTATACCTAAAGGAGGACGTTTAATCTTCTTCATATTGATTCAGTTATTAGTTAAACTTCGGTATCGGCATCCACATATCACACACATACCCACCATAGTCGTCAAATTCAAAGTTAGGTAGAGTTGCGACACATGGCAACCCGTCAGGTGAAACGAATATATATCCACCAACAATAGCTTCATTTGATACCATTCGACAAAGTACAAATTCGCTCTCATCCGGCAATCGTTCCTTTACACTTATCCACGGGGATTGCTTTGCTTGCCATTCTGCACCTAATTCAAAAGCTTGCTTAATAAGAAGCATGTGCAGTAAATTCTCATTGTAAGGCATCTCATAGCAATCCTCCGCAGCTTTTATAGCGGCTTCTTCTAATGTCTGTTTCATATTTTCTTGTTATTTATTTCTTATTTGTATATACCCCCTGCGTTCAGTTTCTCTGAGAAGTTCCATATCTTCGTCTTTGATGTCACAGGGAGTCTCGCCATTCACGGTAGTATAGTCTGGGATATTAAACTTATCCCTAATTCTCTTTTTGATTCTGGGGATGTCTTTGGGATCAAGATGCCTTGTTTCCCAATAAATGGTAACTCTCATTTTCGTAAACTTTCTCCTTTGAATTTAACGCGGGTGGTTATCGCTACCAACCTATCCATGGTACGTTCTCCGTACTTTAGGGTAATTTCATTAAGCGACAAATTAGTAGTCAGTATCAGTAGTTTCCCTCGTTTCTCCGCTTCATCGACTATTTCACAGAATGCAAGCCTTTTCTCTCCAAATTTCACGCTTAGATTCTCTGTACCGACATCATCAATGTAGATGATATGCTTCGCCTTTACAGCGTCTATATCAGCGTTCATTTGCTGAGCATCGTAGCAGGCTACAATCTTCCGGCAATAGTGGTTAAGAAGTAGCGGAATAATCTTCCAGCATATAAGAGACTTCCCTCGTCCGCAGTTTCCGTAGCAAAGAAGTCCACGCCCATCGTTTCCGGAAAGCCAATTAGCGACCTCCTCGTACTCTGGTAGCCATTCGGCTTTTCCTGTGAAATAATTCAGCCCTCTCCAAAGCAGACTCTTCGAATCAGGGATAGCGATATTCACAAGATTAGGAAGAGGATTAAAGCCTGTTTCTTTCAGGCTTTCAATCGTTTTTTTAAAGTCTATCTGTTCCATTTATCTGAATCGTTATCGTATTTATCAGGGGAATTGTTCTTGAGAACGACACCAATGTCAGTAGCAGACTTGGAAGAAGTAGATTTCTTTGCCTGCGCCACTATCTCGTTGAACTTTGAATTGATATTAGTTACACTAAAGTTTTCAAATATCCATCCCTCTTTGACCGAGGAAAGAAGGTATTGAAGGGCATACAACAGAGAATCATCGGAAACGTCCATTTTCTTTTGCTTTCTTTGGAATTTAAGCTTATTCAAGAGCTGGGACATAGCCCCTGCATCTTTGGCAGTCCAATAGTAACTATCAGAGAAGGTTTCTCTAAAGTAATTCTCAAAAAGAAGGCGAGCCTTAGAATTAACTCCCTCCCCCTTGGGGGGTGTGGGGGGAATATTATCTTCTTTCAATTTATTTTCTTTATTATCTTTATTAATTTTGTTTCCTTGCTGTTTCCTTGCTGTTTCCTTAGTGTTTCCTTGCTGTTTCTTTTCTGTTTCCAACTCCTGTGATATAAAATTGTATTTATCGTAGTTACAGATAGTTATAACGGTTTGACCTGTTTCCTTTGGTGTTTCCTTGATTATCATTTTGTCTTGTATCAGTAAGTCAAGGAAAGAATTCACTTTCTTTGTAGACCACTGCCAACGACCGGCTAAAAACCGCAATGAAACAAGCATCTGTCCGCGTTTAACCTCGATGAACCTATTACCAATAAGTTGCTTCGTGTCTTCAAATCGTGCGCTCTGAACAATGTCAAGCCATGCTTCAAACCTCGAAAATACGCGATCTTCACACCAAAAGGGGTGTTCAAATATCCGTCTGCTAATAGGTATGTAATATTCCATAAATCAAAATCTCACGTTAGTTAATTGCTTACCTTTGGAGAAAACGGCCCATTTACCGTTACCACTGTCAAACAACCTCAAGTCCGATACCTCCCCGAAACGCTTTATGTTCCCGCAGAGGTCAACGATCCATCCTGCTTCCTTTGATGGATGCGGACGGATAGCTCGACCGACTATCTGATACCACATGGCGAGTGACATCGTAGGACGTGCCATCACAACAGTATCAAGTTCCGGGTAATCAAATCCAGTAGTTAATACTCCGACATTGGCAACGACCGGAATTTCACCGGTTTTGAAATGTTGGAGAATCATTTCGCGAGTGGCTTTTGGAGTATCACCAGATACAATAGCACAACCAGGTATTGACATCGTTAGTCGTTCAGCTTCTTTTAAGAACCGAGTAAAGACTAAAATACCTTTCCGTTTACCTCCAGTTTTGGGGCTCATCAGTCTTTGGACGATGTGGACAAGGTAGCCGTAGAAGTCTATCCGCTCGTATTCCCGTTGTACGGATTTGTCGGTGTAGTCGGCACCGGTGGTGTTGACCTTCAGGTTGAGTTCGTTCCAGCCGGCTGGGTTCATGGGATAGTAGTTCAGCTTTGCCAGATAACCCATGTCGAGCAGTGTCGATACCTGAACATGGTAAATGACCTCTGAAAAAACATGCGGCTTGGTTCTTGTGATGAATTTCAGCATGGAGCCGAAATCACGGCTGGAGCTTAAACGGTATGGCGTTGCTGTTAATCCAAGAACCTTACACTTCACCGCATCAAAAAAATCTTTGTACATTCCCTCTTTGGGGTTTACAAGGTGGCATTCATCAACAATGATGTTCTTGAAGTGGATGAACAGTTCGGGATGGCTCTTTACCGATCCGATTGTTGCGAATGTTATCCGGCTTATCTCCTTTGAGTTGAAAGAAGCCGAATAAATGCTACAGTCAAGTATTCCGTATGAACATAGCTTTTTGAAATTTTGCTCGAGTATTTCCTTACTCGGCTGAAACACCAAAGTGTGCCCCTCAAGCCTTGCGGCTATATCCGCTATGATAAGCGATTTGCCACTTCCCGTAGGCAAAACCATGATGGCATTTGTTTTCTTCGCTTTGTTGTTGAAGAAAGAAACGGCTGCATCAGAGGCTTTCTGTTGGTAATCACGCAATACATAACTCATAAACCTTTCTCCTTTCGTAACTTCTTATTGAGTGCTTTGTAATACTTAATTAGTTGCTCGTACTCAAAATCTGACATCTTAGAAGTACCAGCAGCTTTCACTTTCAGCAAGTCAAATTTCAGTTGCCCGATTTTGGCTATCAGATTCACCCGATAGCCTTCAAGGTGGTCGGCACGGAAACGGTTGCACGCCCGGCATTCGGCATGGCAATTGTTCTCATCAAATCGAGTAGCCAGATGCGTGCGGCTGAAATAGTGCCCGCAGTCGGCTTGCCCGAATGGTTTTATCTGTCTGCATGAGATACATTTGAAATAACCGTTTGGCATACAATCACGAAGCCGGATGAAAAGGGAAAACTCTTTATCGAGTTTCGCTTTCAAATCCGGCTTCTTCTTTACTGTTATCCCTGCTTTATCAAACAAGGGTAAAGGCTTGTCTTTCTTTTTTTTCTTTTGTTTTATGTAGTATGGCATAAATGTATTATTTTTGCACGCCTCTTTACGAAAGGG